CAGAAGTATCGGTGGCAGTTATGGCACGATCGTCTTGAGCCTTACTTCCCTCTCATTGACAATGGATTTCCTCTCGGAACTCCCGTCGATTCGGAGGAGCTCAAATCAGTTACGATCGTCCAGGAACAGGATGAGCAACCTGTTAGGGTTGTTCCTGTCCCGAAAACGTTGAAAAGTCCCCGTATTATAGCAATTGAGCCCTGTTGCATGCAATTTGTGCAACAAGGGATTCGAGATTATCTTTATGATAAGCTTGAATCGTATTGGTTAACTTCAGGCCACGTTAATTTCCGTGACCAGTCGATTAATCAAAGGCTCGCTATAACATCGTCGAAGACAGGTCAATTAGCAACGATTGATCTTTCCGACGCCAGCGATCGCGTGCCGCGAGAGCTAGCGTTGGCGATGTTTCGTTCGAATCAAGATTTATATGATTCGATTGATGCATGTCGTTCGACAAGGGCGCAGCTTCCAGATGGGCGACTTGTCGCCCCTCTCTTTAAGTTTGCGTCCATGGGCAGTGCTCTGTGTTTTCCAGTAGAGGCTATGTACTTTTACACGATATGTGTAATGGCCCTACTGAAAGACATGAACCTTTCCTTAACGCCGCGTAATTTATATACTGTTACGCGTTCGTTATACGTCTACGGTGACGATATAATCGTTCCGTCGACGAATGCGGTTGTTGTTCTCGAATACCTACAAAAGTACAATTGTAAGGTAAATGCCGATAAGACTTTCAGGAGCGGAAGCTTCCGAGAGTCGTGCGGTATAGATGCTTATGACGGATATCAGGTTACACCTGTATATTTACGTCAAACGCGTCCAGAGAACAAGCAACAGGCTTCGCAAATCGTATCGTGGGTTGCCACTAGTAATCTCTTTTACAAAAAGGGATACTGGAGAACAACTCAGTTCATGCGAAATTTGCTTGAACGAATCATAGGGCCTTTGCCCTATGTTTCCGAAACGAGCGGAGCTCTGGGCCGTATCTCATACTTGGGTTACCGTTCTGTCGAAAGATGGAATCGTGATCTCCACCGCTTCGAAGTTAAAGCGTTGGTTCCAAGCCCAGTTTATCGCACTGATGAACTGGACGGATACGGTGCCTTAGCAAAGTGCTTCCTCGGTATGGAAGGGACGGTGTCCCACGCCATGCCGAGTAAACGCCTGCTGAGGCTATCAGCACTGCGCGGCGCAGTTACACTGAAACGCCGCTGGGTCCCGGCCTCATAAGGCCGGGAAACAGGGGGGTAATCCCCCCGGGGGTGGATGCGGAATGCCGAG